GTCCCCGATCCTCAAACTAGCAAGGTCAGCGTCTGTTGGCAAGGTGGGGGAAGTGCCAGACGTAGGGGAAAAACTCACGCCCGATACTACATCGGTTCCGTTAGTTTGGGTAGACCCAGCCATTGGCCCTGCGTTGTCCAGTTGGTTGAAGTACAGCCGCAACAAACTCAACAATTGGTTCATGTAAACAGGGTCATACTCCTGTGGGGGGCTAGGTAACCTGGGGGCTACTACGTTCTTTTGTGCCATTACCCGCCTCGCCTGCCATCAGGTCTGATGTCAATTCTTGGAGCGCCTAGCTGCCACTGTGTACCAAGGGTGTTGGAACTGATCTTCATCGCCATCTGCCGTGCCCTGACCCGGATATTCAACTGCCCATTGTAGGTGTCTAGGTCAATGGGATAACTATGAGTAGCTGTGACTACACCTTCTGCGCTGGCGCTGTCCCCACCAACTGACTTGGGGATGTTGTAGCCAGAGCCTGAGTTCTGTAATGGAAGAAGTTGCATGGTCAAGCTAGGCGTTATCCCGGCAGTGGAGCCATTAAATGTCAAGTCTGGCAGCATTCTCCAGACAAAAGCAAAGTTGTGCCCATCGCCAATGTCAAACTGGGATGAGGTGATGAACGCATTAATTGGCACAACGGTAGCTGCTGTACCGTCATCTACCCCCAGTTCATGCTGGACAAGGTTGTTGCTGTAGGTGGCTGCAACCGGGTAGTCTTGAAGGCCGCTGTCAAGCCATGCGGTGCGGGCCATAGAGCCGTAGTACCAGACATTCTCTAAGTAATTAAAGACTATATAGCTGTCGTTGGTTATTGAGCCGTTGCTGGGGTAGAACCACCACACTTCACTAAAGCCCTCATTGGTGGCGGCATAAACTTGCTCAAACTGATTTCGATCAATGTCGTTGAAAACATACCTAAGCAGGTCACAGTTGAGAGTTTGCAGCCGTCCATCGTACTTGTAGAACTTGTCCACGCCCATCCAGTAAATAATTCCCGCCGCCAAAGCCACCGCATTAGGGCCGCAAATAGAGGTGTTGTCAGCAAGCAGTTGTGACCCCCAGACATAGGGTGGGCCAAGGTACTGGAGCGAGTACAGAGCAGCATCTGTAAACACCACAATCTCCTGCTTGCTCTGAATAGCCGTCACGATGGTAGAGCCGTGGGACAGGCCAATGCTACCTGCCTGATTGGTGATTGACGGCGACCACTCCGTAACGCTTTCTTGGTCAGACCAGCGGATCAGAAGCGGGTTGGCTGTCGTTGAGCCAATGTCATTGGTTCCAAAGCAAAGCACAAAACGGCTGGCGTCGGAAACAAGGAAAAAGATTTGGGACAACGGAACACTGCTTGCCCCATTTAGCTGTGATACCAGTACCCCCCGTTGCGATATCTTGTGCGTACCAGACTGTGAACCGGAGGTATTTATGGTTGTTGATAAAGTGTAGGTAAGCCCCGTTGTCGCACCTATTGTGGTTGTAATACCTGATCCACCAGCAGTAGCAGATAAGGTAAATGTTGTTGAGCCGTTAGTGGCAATAATAAAGTACGTAGTAGGGCTAACGTACCCCGGAATAGACCCCGTAATTACGGTATTGACAAGACCAAAACCAGTGTTGCCGCTTAGAGTAACTACTCTATCGCCCAATACTGTACCTACAAAACCTGAAGCAAAGTTTCCTGCTGGAATAATTGTTGTGCCGCCATTAGCAACCATAGTCCCAAGAGCGGCTGAAGCTGCGTTACCACTCAGCGCAACTATTCCCTCACCACCACTACTAGCCACTGCGCCTACAAGACCTGAGGCTTTATTGCCTGTTAAAGCAACTACACCGTTGAACCCACCACTTATTGTTACGGACTGACCAACTACTAAAGGGACGCTTGAAGCAGTACAACTAAATTGCCCTGCTGTGCCCGTAATAATTACGCCCGATAACGTTGCGTTTGAAATAGTAGATGTTGCCAAATTAAACGTAGTGCTAGTCAAATATTTGGTGTAGTAGGTTGTGCCCACCAGCAGACCTGTTGGTAATGCGCCAGAGGTTTCAAGGACAATGGCTGTCAGATCAGGAAGATTTATGGTGGCTGTAACAACACAGGGGCTGGCAATTGTCATAGTGACGGTAGTTGCTTGGTAGCCGATAGTGGCGTCCCAATAATATAGCGGCCCATCTCTTGGGCCATAGATTAAATCTTCACCAAAATTAAATTGATTCCATATCCGCATACTAGCCGTTGAAGATTCGCCTACTCCCCAAGCACCAAAACCCCACGGCCCTGCACCCCAGCCTATCAGCGGTATAGCAAAGGCTGGCCCGGTATTTATCTGGTACACCGCATAGACTGTCCCGCCGCCTGAACTACTAGCCGATGCCGTCCCTAAAGCGGTGATGGTGTAGGTCGTGCCAGTGAGATAGGTTATCTGATATTCGCCACCGATAGATACACCGTTAACCGTTACAGTGGGTGTAAACGTCACAAAATCACTATTAGCATAACTGACAGTGGCGTCCGTGACTGTGATTGTTGTGTTCGTGCCGGTGTTAGTGGATGTGGCGGTTGTAAACGGGCTAGTTAACGTGTGGACAGTCTGCGTGGGGGTGATGTCGTAGTAAGCGCCGCCGTTCAGTATGTAGAACTGGAGGTTTGTCCCAACCCCAATCAGGTTTTGGAAGCCAAGGGTGACCCAGTTCCACAGGGAACGGCAAACGCCTAAGAATGTGTTAGCAGAAATGCGTACCCAGCCGCCTATCTTTTCAGGCGTACCTTGCCGAAACCGGACGTTATCCGACTCGTAGTAGCCGCCTTCATTGGTGTATCGGGTGTTTTCCCTGTTTACACCCGGCTTGAGTTGAATTTTCTGTAGTGGCATGGATCAATCCTAAGATAGGAACAGAGCGCGTTCGTCGTTTCTGCGCTTGACTAGCCCCGGTAGGATTTTACCCCCGCCCCGTGTAAACTTCAAGAACTCGTCTGCCGCCGCTTCAACCTCTCCCCGAAGAACCTTCTGACGGAGGGTGCTTCTCTGTACGCCGCCCAGACCGAGATTAAAAGCAAAGCTGACAAGAGCGTCGTTTTGGCCTTGGGTAAGAACCATAGGAAAAAGTTTGGCAACCCCAACTTCAAATCGCTGGAGATCAGCACCAAGGATTCCATCTACTTCGGCTCCTGAAAATACGCGGTTATCTTCCGCTTTAAGCGGGAAAGCGTCTCTTTGATCCAGAGGTAAACGACCTTGATCGGGGTATAAAACATGGCCTACTCCTACAGTCCAAAGTTTTGCAGGGCAACGGTAAGGCTTTAGCCGCACTCCCTCATGGTGCTTGATCATCTCTTTGCACCGTTGAGAGACTTTCATTTCTTGCTGAACGCTTGGCTTCCAAACCAGAAAGAAATGACGCTGGCCCAAATGATTTGCGTCTCATCATCCCAAATGTTGTCCAGCATGATCTGGAAATCTACACCGTGGTTCCAAGCGTAAACAAACCCGGCTACGTCTACAAACACCAGCAGGAGGAACAGGCCGTAGGTGATAAGGGGCCGAACACCAGCGCGGAGATTCACCATCCACTGTGATGCACCTTGACCAATGGCGATGTCGTGGGCGTACAGGGCGCTGCGCTCTGCTGATGCGGCCTCAATCATCTGGCCCTCTACCCTGATCTCTTCCACCCGTTGTTGGGCTTCAAAACCCGCTTTACGGAGTTCCAACTCACGCTCAGTCTGGAGGCGAGCCATTGCCATCTCGTGGCTCTTGTCGGCGCGGTCTTGGAAAAACCCAAGCAGCTTGGGTAGGCCACCGGCAAGGAAGCTAACCAGTGTAGTAATCAGAGTAATCATAGTCAGCCTTTTAAATCAAAACTCAGGTTTGCATGGCGGGGGTACTGAACCACACGCTCACCCTCCGGGCATTTGTACTTGATTGTCGCCAGCAGCGTGGCTGTGCCGGGTGCAATCTTTTCTTTTCTCACCATCGTGAGTTGGTATGTAAACGTGTCAATTGTTGGCCCCGCTGGGCCGCTGAATTTGCTTGCCGTTGTCGTTGCTTCATGCACCATACCCGCCGCGTCACGGACGCTTGGTGTAAAGCTCTCTACCGAGCAGTCATCGCGTTTTTTAATCCGGGCCACTGTGACGTTGATGGGCTGTCCAGCCACTGCTGTAATCTTAAAATGCTCTGGTGACCATTCCAAAATGGCCCGGTCAAACCAGCCAAATTTATCAGCAAGCGTGTAACCGCCGCCGATAGCTGCAATGCTGGCTGCGACTGCTCCGATGGCTTTAGTAACGTCAATCATTTGTCTTTGCGATTAAATATCTCAAACAACGATTTAACTTTTTCTTCCAGCACGGCGATTTTGATGTCCATTTTAGCCAGCACAATAATGAGCGTTATCAACGCCAACAGCATGGGCCAACCCTTTGCCAATGCCTCCAAGAATTCCATAATTACCGATGTAACGTAAGGCTGGCGTAAACAATAGCAGACATACTAACAATAAGCACCCCAGCGGTCTTCATAATCACGCCCTCTAAGCGTTTTAATCGCGCATTAATCTGCGCGTATCTCTCAGCACAAACGGCCTCGTGGCTCGTTAACCGGATGTCAATATCGTTCATGGTGCGTCAATAAAATGATTAATTAGCAAAACCACACTAAACTTGATACGACAGTTCGATGTACAAGTCTGCCGTCCCGCTTGTATATTTTGATGCCAACAATGTTGCTTGACCAGTAGTTGTTTGTTCAAACAAACCAATATAATTAGTTCCTGCAATTGCTCTTGCTGTGATAGTACCCGCCGCTGTTGCAATCGATCCATAAGATACTGCGCCAGCAGAGCGCAATAAAGTATTTGAATTTACACCCCAAGGCAATCCGCGAATATATGTTGCGTTAGTGGCGGTCATGCCAGTGGTGGTGATATCCGTAAGAGATATAGTTACAAATACTCGATTACCAATTCGCGTATACAAACCATACGCATAAAGAAAAGTTGCAACATTACCTGCGGTTTGGTCATCCGCCAATACGGGGGTAAAAGTCCCTGTGTCGTAATACCCCATCAATTCCGTGACTGATGTTCCAGAAGTAGCAGTCCCAATATTAGGAAGATAAAAGCCTCCCAAATAAGACCGTGGCGTGTTTGTAATTTGTGTGGTCGCCCTTAATTCGGCAACGTAAGTGCGAGTACCGTTGTCTACGAGGCCCGTTGTTGTCCCGGATAATGAGGCAAAACCAAAAATAGTAGTGTCTAAACTTAGGGTAGTTAAGTTTACTCCTGTAGTGCAATCCTCCGCATAAACTTGCTGAAAATTATTTCCGTTGGAATTCAATGTGTACAAGGTTGTATTTCCAACAACAATCCCCGTCCCGCAGTTGGAAACTTCTGGCTGAATAAACCTGTTGTCACTACCCACCCACATTGAGATGCCTTGCCCAAAACTAGTAAACACACACTGATTGATTTGGTTTAAGTTGGCACGCTGGTTGTCTGTGCTGCCAATGGTTGTGCCAAGCCAAATGCCGCTATTGGTGTTTGAACTGCTGCCCCCATTGGCTCGGCAATGGTTGATTTGGTTATAGTAAGGGCCAGCCACGCCAGTGATGCCCTTAATCATAATTGCTGACGTACGGTAGTTTGCGTTGTTGGTTACGCCATCGTTGTACGTAAATGTCCCGCTACCTACGTTGGTAATTACCGCATTGTCAACAACGCACGATTGAGCGCCTTCCAAAAATATGCCTGCGCCAGTGCAACTGTTCATGTCAATCCGTGCATTCAAAATCTTTGCGTAAAGAACAGAAGTGTTTGGGACAGTTACAGACGGGCTGGTTGATGTGCGAATAGCAAACCCATTCGCGGTTTGCTTAAATGTTGCATTAGCATCAAACTCAAGAATAGTGTTTGGATACACCTTGATGCTTGTTACGGCGTACGTTCCTGCATCCACATACACGGTTTGCCCGCTTGTAAAGCACGCATCAACGGCGGCTTGAATTGCGGCGGTGTCGTTTGTAACCCCATCGCCAACAGCGCCAAAGTCTTTAACGCTGACTGTTTCTCTCAATTTAGTTTGGGCAGTTGTCAAAACTGCGCCCGTTCCAGCGTGTAGGTACGTTACGTTAGCAGATGACATAACACTAGAAGAAACCTTGATGTAATCTGTACCGTTAAAGTATACAAAACACTTTTCACCAACAGCGACAGAAACACCTGTTTGACCCGCAGCTTTGAATGTAACCGCGCTAGTAGCACCTGCGTGATCCACCATGTACAGTTTGCTGTAACTTGGTCCAGTGATAACCTTGGTGACTGTCTGTGTACCAGTGATACGAATCACCATGTACTGGGCGGTGGTAGAAGTTATTGCGTTTCCAGAAGCACTACCCGTGGTATTGGCTAGAGTAATTGCACCATCACCAGCAAAAGATAGTGTGCCAGCAATGGCAATGTCAACATAATCTGTAATACCGTAATTAACAGTGTCACCCCAAGTACCCGATAGGGAGCCTTGTGTTGGGGTAACTAAGCCTAAAAGAGTAGTTATTGCGGCCATTAATTTATCCTAAGTTGCAGTATTTAGCCAAGTGGGTGTTTGTGGATTTTCTACTACACCCCCTTCGTCATTACCCCCGCTAAGAGACATACCATCAGGTTGTTGCCAAGCGGATCAAAGCAGAAGAAGTGGTATTACTAGGCATGGTCAAAGTGAACGTACCGGCAGTAATAGTTTGTGAACCAAACGTATGAACGCTAACAGCAGTATTGCCTTGAGTGGAGTTGTAAATCAACACTGCGTCAAACGCCGTTGCCAAAGTCACTGTGGTGTATGTGATGTTGGCAGAAGGTGTGACAAAAGCAACACCCGCAGTTGTAGAGCTATTGGTGGCTGTTGGAGCGGTTCCCATAGTTACTGCCACGCCACCAGCTACATAGTTTGCACCCGAGACTTCGCCTGTGGCTGAATAAACAGTGGTAGAAGCATTTACCGTAGCAGATGCTAGATACAAAGCCGCTTTAAACGAATCGGCAGTAGGGGCTGTCAAACTTGTACGAGATACAAGTGTTATCGAACCAAATTGGTGACCGCCATTGAGCAATTGCCCCATGAACGATGTGCACATTGCCTGCGTATTTGCCATGATATTTCCTTAATTAAAAGATGCGGCTTCTACCGCAGAACCTATGCTTTTCTTGAGGGTTACATGCGCCGAACGATGCACAAGTTCCCCTTCCAACCAATATTCAATCCATGTTGTAGTTTCGTTGTCGTTGTCTATGGTTCCTTCCCGTTTTTCCAACAAGGATTCGTCCATCAGACCTTTGGTGGTTGTAATCATGGTAGTCGTATTAGTGAGGTGGTGGATGAGTTGGTGGGCATCACAACTGTGAACGATGATGTGGTGGTTTTGTCAGCACCGAAGTCCAATACTGCCACCGATTTGTTACCCTTGGATGCATTGTAAATCAGCGCACCCCGTGCTGTAAACGCACCTGTAGTCCATACCACGTTGGTGAAGTTCACAAAGGCTGTGGTGTCTGTGACACTGACCGAGATGCCTGTCATTACCTGACCTGTCGCGGTGTAGCCTGTGCCTGAAATCTCCCCACTTGCTGTGTAAACAGTGGTAGTCGCCCCCAAATCGGCATTGGCTGTGTACAACGCCATGTAGAAGGTGTCTGTGGAGAAGTCATGTACCGCTTGAAGCAGTTGCTGCTTAAAGGATGTGGTTAGGGTTTGGGCAATCATGTTACTGGAATCCTAGCCTGCCCACTGCGGTAGGCGTCAGATCGCTCAAGTCCATCGCCCAGACGTTTAAGCTGTACCAAAGCCTCACCAAACTTGGTGTTGTACAACAGAACCATGTCCTGCTCACCCTTCATATAGGTGTAGGCTTCAACCAGTGTCCCATACAGAAGTGCGGGGTCATAGTTGTCACCGAGCCATGTGGTTGAAGCTGTGACAATGGACTCTGGGTAGTAGAAGTACTGTAAGTCTGTTGCCAAAGCCGCGCTAGGGGTTGGGCCAAGAATAAATTTTAGTTCTGTGACCGTAGTCTGAGGCCCGTAAATAGCGTAGTACTTGGGTGTTCCTGTTGTTGTAGGTTTGGGGTATGCCTCACGAATAAAGCTAACATCTTTGTCTAGTAAAAATGTGTAGCTACCGTCGGCGTTAACTACCGCAAATGAGTATACGGACAGAAAATCGTTTGGCGCATTAAAGTACGGCGTACTTGCTGTTAGGGCTGTTGTTGCGGTTTTTCTTAGGTTTGGAAGCTGTACGGCGTTGTATATACGAGTTTCTGCCTGCGTAATAAACACATTCATGTCCGTCGTAGGAAAGGTATTCTCTGTGTACGACGAAACGGCAGAAACCAACGCAGCGTAATTCATGCCATCGGACCCCGAGACATCAGACCTTTAGTCGCTGCGCCAGTTCCACGCATCTTGAGGCCAGAGGTCTTTACGCCGGGTTGCTCACTGCTGGAGATATTCCCATCCACAACGCGAGTGTTTTTCAACATGCTCAGGTCGGGCAGTACGCCGGGGTTGGCTTCAACGGTCACGGCCTTGCCAGACATGGTGTGCGGCTTGGCATAAGCCGCAGCTGATTTGTTGTTAATCATCTTAGCCCCCGCGACCAGATTTCTGGTTCATCACTTTAGCCATGCCACGACCATACTTCATCATGTCCATGTCGGTCTTGCCACCTTTGGCAAACTTGGTTGGGGTTTTACCGGGATGTAGCCGCTTCTCGTGCTTGTGCACAGCCCCAGCTATCATCTTCTTGTCCTGCTTCTTGTCTGCCTTGTCCATATTAACTCCTAAGTTACCGTAACTGAACCAAGTTCTAACGCTGCCACCAAGTAGTTGGGAGTCAGCCCATCATCGTTTGCCCTAGACCCGCCCACCGGGTTCCAGTTCCACTGAAATACTCGGCTTCCTTCGCCTGAATACCCATCTACCAGCAAGCCAGAAGCGTAGTAGCTCAAATCCCTGCGTGGCTCCCGCACTGCTTGCGGGTCATCTACCGGGTACATCCCCAACTGTAACTGAGGTTGATCCGGTGTCCAACAGGTTGGGCACACCAGCAAGTTGTAGGTTTTGGTCTTAACAACTTCCTTCTTCAGTTCCTTCAGCTTGTAGCGGAACCCGCAGCGGTCACATTCCGCTATCGAATTCTTGCCGGATGCGAACCTATTACCCATGATTACATAAACATCTGCCGGGGCACAAATCGAACCGCGGCTTTCTCTCGGTCCTCATCCTGCGCCAACTGCCACGCCTCATCATATTGCATCTTCAATACCTGTAGCCGCTCCATGCCGTTAGGCAGCTTGAGCGCCAAGTAATACGCCAGCCCTGCTGTTACACACGGGATAAACCTGAACGGCACATCCATTGTATCCGAGCCATCCCCAGCGTTTTGGTTCCTACGCAGTCGCCAGTACACGAAGGTATAGGTCTGGGAGCCATCAGGCGTGGGCCAGACGCTGATTGCAGGGGGGTTTGATACATACACGGCTGTACCCGTTGTATGCGTGGCTGCGGTGGTATTTGCCTGCCCCCTAGCGCAGTCTGTCAGGACATTCCCTACGATATACCCGTAGTAGATGATCTCGTTGTCGACCTTGATGTAGCCGGCGGCGGCTAGTCCCACGACAGAATCCAAAGTGATTGTGGTGGCTGTGGCAGTCACTGCACCACTAAGTGTTAGGGTTGTAGCGGAAGTCTGCCCCGAGTTACGTTGGATCATCACCTGAATGGGCCGCGCTTGCTGCAGCTTGTTAGGCAGTGTGGCGTAGGTACTGACGCTGATCCGGGTGATGGTCAGATCCGCTTGGTTGGAAGTTGAGTTGGCGTTTGTGCGGATGACATGCTCAAGCAAGTCTACGGTGTCCACCGGCAGCGCATAGGTGTTCAAACCCTGAGTCAGGGTAAACGATCCCTGCTCAATCGTCCACATGTTGATGCCCCGGTTGGCCCAGTCAGCAAACATGATGTTGAGTGACCGACGCGCTGTACGCATGTCATAGCCCGTGCGAAGTTCAGAGCCTGCGCGTTCAAACGCATCCTCAATGACCTCACTCAGGTCCATGTCAAAGTTAGCAACGCCCGAAGTAGTCATTATCTAAATCCTGCTGTTTTCTTTGCTATGCTTTTAGGCTGTGCTACAAACTGTTTTCCAGCAGCTTTACCTGCTCTCTTAGCCTTGGTTGTCGCAGCATACTCACTAGGGCTAAGACTTTTAATCGCAGCTTCAGGCAAGTACCGCTCCCCCGTCTTACTCGACGGTTTACCAGACTTGGTGCGCCATTTCTGGTCGCCCCAATCTTTCAGGGACTGCTGCGGTGCTTTCAATCTTTAGCCATTTCTTTATCAAAAAGCTCTTCGTCAATTTCTTCGTCTATCGTACTTGGCCGGGACAGGTCTATGATCGCTTGCTGTAGCATTTCTAGGGTAACACCGTGCTGCAACTTTTCTAAACCACAATCACATGGCCCGCTATCATAAATAAGACACCGATAATCATGCGTCTGTCTAGTCACGGTAACCACCTCCAGCATCTTTGTATCGTTTAGCCATTAACTGAGCTTTCCTAGCTGACCACTGACCAGCACCCGTACCCTGCACGGCAGCAGCCTTGACGCTGTTGAACATCCGTTTACGCAGATTAGGCTTGGTGTAGTTGCCGGCCTCATTGACTTTGGATTTTACCGCCCCACCTTCTTTGTACTGCGTGAAGTCAGTGTCGTCACGGCGCTTCTTACGCTTGCCTGTTGGCATCTTGCTGGGGTCAATGGCCCCCATGCCACGGGAGGCTCTCATATCAGCACATCTTTCCACGGGTTTTACCCCGTTGGGCTATGCCATCAGCACGAGAAGAAACGGAGCCGCCAGAAGCGTACTTCTTGACCACACCGCCTTTACGGAACGTCGATGGTTCCGACTCGTCTTGGGCGGTTTTGTACTGCTCTCGGCTCTGCATGTAGTCTTCTTTACTCGTGGGCTTTTTAGCGTCGTCCTTGAGCATTTTTGCTGTTGCTCCGGTCCTCGTGTTGCGGCTGTAGTTGCTGCTCACCACATCGGGCCCCGCATTAGACGGCTTACCCGCACTGTCATAGGATGGTCCGCCTCGGGTACGCCCGATTTCGCGGGTGCGCATGTCACCCGGATCAATTGCATCAGCGGCATCCTGCTCGGTTTTATTACGCGCCTCGCCACGTGTGGGGTCTGATGCCAAATTGGTGTTGTACTTTTTACCGTTAAAAGTAAAGTTCTTGTCGCCCGAAGCACGGGCTTCACGAAAAGCTTTTCCAAATGCACTGGTAGCCATAGTATTCTCCTGTTAGCAGGCCATGCCGCCGCTTTTCATTTTGATCTGCTTGGCTTTGGTCTTGCCTTTGGATGCAACGCCGTCAGCCGAACGGACGAACCCGCCGGTTGCCATCTTTTTCATGGGCATTTCAGGTTTGGCTCCAGCTTTTTTCTTAGCCATCATTGCCATGAAGCCGGAGTTCATTTTCGTAGCCATAGTAGCACCACCTTTTGAAAATTTACGGCCTTTGTCGGCCTCTGTGAAATCACGCCCCACGGACTGCGGGACACCTGCCTTCTTGGCAAAGCCCGGATTGTGGGCTATTGCTTCCATGAACCTATGCTGCTTTTTGCTGGAGCTTGGCATTTAACACTTCCATCTTGCAAGAGAAGCAGCCTTCCGGGTAGGCTTACCCTTCTCGTCTTTCATCGGCCCCGGCATACCGCTCATCCGGGCGCAGAACGAGTCCTTGCGCTTGCCGCCTTGGGGCTGTGGAGCCTTGAGGTTGCTGCCTGTAGCTGCGTTGTACTTGGCCCTGCCCTTGGCAGTCAAACCAGCGCCCTTGGAGATCGGTAGCTTCTCGCCACGACCGACTGCAAGGGAGGGAGTTTTCTTAGCCATAGTTAAATTCTAAACCCAAAACCAAAGGCAATTGTGTTGCCGCTTCCCCCGACTGCAACATCACTAAAATCCCACCCTAGATTGTTGCCTGCGTTTACGTTTGTAGCATTCGTAGCATCGAAGATCGCACCGCCAGTAGCGTTGCTGTCTTGAATGGTGAGGTAGCTAACGCTGTTTGTTCCGCTGGCATCAGATAGAGTGGCTTGCGTGCCGGGTGTTGTTGCTGACAGAAATTTCTGGTTTGTACCTGATGTGGCAAACGAACCGACTGTGTTTGTTGTGCCTGATTTGAGTTGCAATGTACCGTCAGTCATTGTTAGCGACTGAGTTGATCCAAGGGTCAGAGCATCTTGCATTGCCCATGTTCCACCGATTCCATTAAACCTAACTGGATTGTCAATGGTTTTGCCGTTGCTAGTAATGGTTTGGGCTGTGGTAGCCACAAAAGTCCATGTGTTAGTTCCACTTGTAACGGTCATGCCAGCGGACAACACTAAGTCACCATAAATTTGCGGCGAAATGTTGGTAATCGTTGACCCTGAAAAACCAGTGAAATCAAGCGTTCCGAATACACGGTTTGCCGTGCCAAGCGAAATAATGTCAGCACCTGCTTGGATATAAAAATTAGCCGCGTTTGCGGCAACCCCGCCAGTAGCAGTCCCAGACCCATTTAAAGTTCGAGTTTCACCCCCCACACCAATTCCAGTAACCTCAATTGTTCTTGTCCCGGTCATGGTAAGACCAGTTCCTGTTGCTGCGTTATAAACAACTGTGTTTGTTCCGGTTATGACAATCTTGCCAGTACCAAAGGCCAATACTCTGGTGTTGCTATTGGTTGAGTTAAAAATACCCGTGGTCAGCGTGTAGCTTGCCAAATCCAACGTTCCAGCGGTCAGTGTGCAAGTACGAGTAGCGCCGGAAGTCAATGCCGATGCAAGCTGAAAAGTACCGCCTACACCGTTGAATGTGAACGGGTTATCAAACACAACGGCAGCAGTGTTAATAGTCTTTGTGCCTGAAGTGGCAACAAATGCGTATGTAGATGTCCCCGCAGTACGGGTCATGCCTGTGGAAGCCTTGAAACTGCCGTAAATACTAAGAGAACTATTACCTAATGTTCCGGCATATCCGGTAGGATTTATGCCGTCCGTAAAGTCTAAATCACGATACGCGCCAGCGGTAAGTGTTAAAGCCCCTGTGCCCGCAGTAATTCTGAACGAAATACTGTTAGCCTCAGTGACGGCTGTTGGCGCAAGTGTCCTCGCCGTTGCGCTAGAGTTAGTGCAAATAATCAAAGGCGTGCCCGTGACCGTCATGGTCGTAGCACCAGTAAAAATTGTGCCTGTGCTGTTCAGCGAAATAGTTTTTGTGCCAAAGGCCAGCGTGCCTGTAAACCCCGTCATCGTGAGGGTTTGAACCGTAGGGCTAATATCAAGCGTAGCCGTAACACTGCCCGATGCAGCGTTAAATATTGCAGCGTCACCAGCACCGGGGACAAGCGCCCCAGCAGGCGTGCCAGTTGCAAAATCAGACCAACTTAGGATGCTGTTCCAATTTCCAGAAACACCAGCAGCCCAGTATTTATTAGCCATGCTTACTCCTCGGCAGGCTCGTCAACCACGGGCGGCGGGTTGTCAATGTAATCGCGCCACTTGTCGTATCGAGCCTGCTTCATGGCCTCAATTTCAACATCTGTCAAGCCGTGGCTATCCGCTAGATGCAGCGCATCCGAAAAGCCATTGATGGTGAAGTCAATCTTGACCATGCTAGTAAATTCTAAGCAAGCTGGTAGCCGTGGTTCCAGTAGACCAAACACGTATAACTTGCACTGGGATAACTTGCCCCGGCTGTAGGCCAATGAAAGTTGTGTCATCACCCTGCGCGGTTGTTACTTTGACATTGCCCGTTACACCAACGTAGATCACACTGGGTGTGTCTAAGTAAGCGGTATCACTGTTCGTAAACGTGGTTGCCCCGCCCGGAAACATTGGGAATGTTGGGCTGTAGTTTGTCTGGCGTCCCATAATCAATCTCCTTTAAAACAGGGGGCCGAAGCCCCCAAGACTAATTACTGCTCAGAAGCAGTGGGGAACTGAGCGCCGTCTGGCCCTTCAACAGCGTAATTAATAAACACAGTTGCTGCGCCCGTAGTCAAAGCCGTGCCTGCCATTGTGTACGTAATCAGCGCGTCAGTAGAGCCTACGTTCAGCCAGCCACCGGGAGTGGTTGCGTTAGCAGTCAAGTTAACAGCCCCAACGCTTGTAATCGTGCCCGTGGTCGTGAAGTCTACGCCACCAATGCTCAGTTTGAGTGTAGTGGCTGCACTAAAAACCGTTGTGGTAATGATTGTTATGTGCGTCACTTGTGCGCCAGCAGGCAACACAAAAGCCGTGCCGGTCAAAGTGCCAAACGCAAGGGGTGCGGATTGGTTGACTACGGTAGCGCCTAGATTGCGGATTGTGCCAGCAGTGGTGCCAGTGGTGTTTTTAACCGTGCCAAGCAGCCAAGGGCCGAGGTGAGTTGCGAATCCCATGATGTAATTCCTTCATGCGTTAAGGTGTATCAATCTTGCATGTAAGTCAGCCGGGACTGTTTGATACACCGGAAAGCCCGGAGTAAGAGCAATATATCAGGAATTGGTGGGGGGTGCAAGTTTTTTTGGTTTCCTTGCCGCAAGCATCTTGGCTTTCCAAACTGGGTCCGCCCATAACGCTTTTGCTGCAGCAGCTTTAGCCGCTTTTACTTCCGCACGGTTAGCAATCTCCTGATTGTTGGCGGTCTGTTTGGCGGCGTACTCCGGATCGCTCCACTGGGCTTTGGCCTGTGCGCTCGTCTTGGCTTTGGACTCGGCGGTGTTTCTAGCGCGTTTAATGCCCTTCTGGCGCTTTGTCCGCACTTCGGGGTTAGCCCATGCTTCCGTACTGTTCTCGGACTTCTTAGCCCGCGCCTCGGGGGTTCCTTGCACCCTGCGCTGCCCTGCAGCCACCTTCTCCTGATAGGCGGGGTCTCTCCAGTTTTTAATGGAGTTGTACTTGTCTGCGGCTTTATGTGCCGCAGTTTTTATCGTTCCGCTCCCGCCTTCGCCGCCGTCGGTTAGGTTGAAAAGCGTGCCCGTCTTAAGGTTGCGTCGCCCGTACAGCGCAATAAGCTCGATCTCCTTGGCAAAGGCTTCCGTTTCGTCTTCCGTCTCAAATACTCGCTGGCACGGGGCAACAAGGCTGCGCTGCTTTAGGTGGGAGATGAAATCCTGAAAAGGTTTGTTGTGTGACCCCCTTGACCAATGGGACAAGTCCCTATCCCCCGTACCCTTACCAACGTACACGGGCTGGTTGTTTTTAGACGGCCTAGGATCCCGATACACATAGACATAAAACATGAAAGCTCCTAAAGTTGAAGCCACAGTGTACCTTAATGGACGGAGATTTACCAGTAGTTATCGTAGATTTACGAAAATGTCCGGTATAAAACTAGTGCTAGTAACATAAAGTACAACCCCCCGCATTCGAAACAACCAAAGAAAAAGGGAGCCGAAGCTCCCTTTTTTGTAGCAACCAACCTAGGCTGGCTGCGGGTTTGCTTAGGACGAACCGGGGCTTCCAAAAACTCCGAGCGGATCGCTCCATCCAAAGCTGTAGCGCTCGCGGCTCTTATAACGCACGTTACCGGTATCGAAATCCCCATCCATTGAGTTTGCCAATGCAGTGCGCTCAAAGTGCTTCAGACCGTTGGGTACGTCAGTGGTCAGATACCAGCCGTTGCTGTCAGTCAAGAAGTGATTGACACAGTAGCCTTCAGGGATCGAGCCGTTGTTCTTCAGCGCGTTGATATCGTTGTCGGTAGTGCCAACACGCAGGCTGGTCTCCAACAGACGAGTAGCAACGAACATCAGAGCCGGAGGAATCACCAGCTTGCGCGGCTTTGCTGCAATCAGCAGGCCACGCTCGTCCGTCCAAGCAGCAATCTGAATGACCGCGGCTTCCAAAGAAGTCTCGTTCAAATCAGCGCCAGTTGCGGGGCGATTGCTGTTGGTTCCACCGTTGGTCAAGGGGTGTGCTGTGCTGAACAAAGCAACGCCGTCACCGCCAATGTAGTTGGCAGAAAAACCGTTGTTGATCACCGACGCAGCCTTAACTTGCTTTGTGTACGCCATAGCACGGGCCAGAGCCTTGGTGTAACGAGCCGACAGGGAGTCGTACAAGTTATCTTCCACAGCCTCTTCCGTGATGGAGAAGCCAAGCGCAATGGTCTCGTGGTTGTACCGAGCGGTGAACGCTTCCTGCGCATTGTCATACGCAATGGCAGAGCCCTCGTTCTTCACTGGTGCAGCACTAAAGCCGGACAGCTTGGTCTCTTCTTCAAAGCTACGCTCCGATTTCTCGGTTTCGTAGAGTTCCTTGTGCTCTTCGCCATAGCGGGTGTACTCCAGACCAAACAGGGCGTTCAGACCGGGGAGCAACTCTTTAAGTAGTTGTGCGCGTGAAATAGCCATGATTTATGCTCCTTAAGCAATGCTGGTGGCAGCGTAATACTGATGCTGACCAAAGTTAATCTTGACCAGAATTTCCGGGTACTGCATGAGTACGAGCGTAGCGCTCGCACCAAAAGCAGCGGCGGGGGCTTGGTTCAAAATAAACGAGGTAGCACCGGCAGAAGCGGCGGTGTCAACGAAAGAACCCGAACTGATGTAGTTTCCGTTTGAGTCCAACGAGCCAACGTCTGTACCAACGGGCAACGCGAACGGCAGAGCCGAACAGGTTACAGTAGCGGTAGAAATGCTGGTAAAAGTTGAAGTTCCTAGAGAAACAGCCGTATCAGTCACCAAGCCAAGCACGCGAACGGGCAGGGCTGCGGTGGTAGCAGGCGTATCACTTGGGGCCAAGATTGCGTTCTTGGAATTGCCAGTTGCAGTGCTGCCGGTGTTGTTGATCATAGCCAAATTCTGGCCGATCATAGCGCGAGCGCCAGAAGCAACAGCAGTAGTAGCAGAGCAAACAACACCTTTAAACACTTGGTCAGGATCATCAGCAACAATCGCCACTATGTCACCAGCAGCCGTACTCGCAGGATAGTACTGCGAGAAGGTCAACTGCTTGGTAAGCGGGTTGGTGTACCGGCAACCCAAAAAGATGCCGGTTTGATTACCTGCCGTGCCGGTAGACACAGACAAACGCACAATCTCGCCACGAGACAAACCTACGTAGTCGCCATAAAAAATCGACGTTCCATAGTTGTAGGTCATGGGGTACTCTCGAGTAGAACCCGCAAATACCTGCCCGCCGATCAAATTAATCGGTTTTAGCCCGTAGGGGCTATCAATAACAGGATAAGCCATTTAAGACTCCTAAAAAATTAACTACCTTTTCCGAATCCGCCACGCGTTACTGTAGACTTGCGGTCTGCAAATAGCGGCATGCGCGGGTCATTTTGTCGCATAAAGTTGTTGTCAACCGAATCCATCTGGTTCTGGGCTTGACCGTTGTAATAATCCGACATAGCAGTAGCGCGTTCGGTAGGGATCTTGCAGAGCATGAGCCCCCCAATCTCGATATTGCCTGTCTTTTCATTACCAGCAACCATCATCTCCGGGTGATCTACCGCCTTCACCGGCTCATAGCCATCGCGCATTTTTCGTGACACGTTGGTTGGGTCGGACTGTCCCAGAACATGCGTTGCGATCCAGCGAAACGTATATCCCGGCTCAGGGGTTGGGTCTGGCAGTGTGCTCGAGGGTGTATACACATATCGAGCAGATTTCTCGCGTGAATTTGTTTCACGATTTGTCCGGGTCTGTACTTCAGCCATTTTGATTCTCCAGTTTAGCTACTTGAAAAGCATATTGTTGCGGTGTTAATCCAAACTTCTTAGCCAACGACATTTGCGTCAGCGTAAGCTGGACTTTCTTTGGCCCTGATGAACGAGTCGCAGAGGCCACAACAGATGAAGGTCGAGTGCTTCGTGCTTCGCGCCCCCCAAATGCTTCGGGGAAGGTGCTCCGCATCCGGGCATCAATACGTTCAAAGTACTCATCCGAGCGGGGGTCTACCCCCGAATTCACTAGTTTTTGATGCAGCCCTAGTGAAAAGCTGGTTAGTTCTTCGTTCCCCGGAGCGCCAAACCACTGGTTTTTTGCTTGCCAGCGCAAGGTTTTGTCATCAGGTTCTACCGCTACGGGTTCCGATTTCCGTATTTGTACATTATCCGAAGCCGTTTGTAAAGGGGCTGGCTTAAAATTTTCCGCTGAAATCATTCTCAGCTTAGCATCTGTCAAGGCTTCGTTTGCCGCAATGATAGCATCAGTATCAAAAGCCTCCTGTGCCGCCTTGAAGTTACGCCGTGCGGTCTCGAGGTCACTACTGACCGCGTGCTTTACGGTTTCTGCATACTGCTTAGCGCCAGTATTGGCATATTCCTTCAGTTGCCGGTTCTCGTCCAGCAATTGCTGGGCAAGATTCTCAAGCTCCTGCTTTTCGCGGATTGTAGACTCTTTCGCACGCCGTTCATCATGTCGAGCATGGGTCAATTCCTTGATCCGGCCCTTTACTTTGTCCGAGTACGAGTTGATTTCTTCGTCTGTCGGGTCTTCAACCGGGCGATCAAGGGCTGCTCGGCCCCTGTCTTGGGCTGGGGTGTCATCCACAACCTCAATTTCAATCTCAGTCTCTTTTTCATCAGCTTTCGCTGCAATTTCATCAGGAAATTCAAATTTGTCAGCCATTTATTACTCCTTACGCACGAGTTAAGCCTCGTGGATCTTGCACAACCGCGTCTACTTGGTCATCATTAAGCAGACGGAACTCTTTGCCGTAGATTTTGAAGCGTGTACCTGAATAGGTACGCACCAAAACAAAATCGCCAGCCTTACACCACGCACCACCGGGGAACTTAGCCTGATCTTTGTACGCATCGGGGCCAACTTTTACAACAAAAAGGACGGTAGTGGCGTGTTCTTCCTGCCGCATGTAGGGATCCGCTTTGACAATGCTGGAATTCTCAAAAGTTTTCTCTACATCTGGCACAACGCACAGCAATTTCCAACCCGTGGGGTCAGGCAACTGTGTGGCTTTCTCTTCTTGGGACGCATCCTCACTAGGGTTTTCCCTAGATTGGATAGTTTTTGGCAAACTAATGCCGGGTGGAAGAATCAGATTAGTCATCGGCTCTTTCTACTTTCTCAGCAAGGTCAATTAGATAACGCTCTGCGAGTGCTAGACCCTGAATAGTCCCGCAGAGTTTTTGGTACTCTTCAAAATTGCGACAAGCACCCCCAGCCAAGTCATCGGCGTAGTTGTTCATGTCGGTACGAATCTTTTCGCGCAGTACCCGCACAAAATCTTGGATCATTTTGGAGCTTTCGGTTGTTGCATGGCTTGTGCCTTGCTCTTGGCGATGTCAATACCCATCTTGACCCCAGCTTCTTGCTGCTGAGCGGCCAACTTGGCTTTGCTGTCCTGTATCTGTGCACCGACTTTTAGGCCGGCAAGCTGGCTCTGCAACTGTGCTTTCTGCTGCTCCAGTTTCAGTTTGTCCGACTGTGTGGTGGCGTCGACCAGCAGTTTCTTCTCCTGCATAGCGGCCTGCTGAGCCATTTGCTGGTTCTTGGACTGCAACTGCTGCATGGCAATTTGGTTCTTCATCTGGGAATCTTGGGCTTTAAGCTGCAACTCCTGCTGCTTGATCTGAAGCTCCATCTGCTGCATCTGAATCAACGGGTCTTGCTGGTTCTGCTGAGCCTGCTGCTGGGCTGCTTGGGCTTGGTTCTGCTGCAGAACCTGCTGGGCTGCCTGCGCCATCATTCCCGACAACGCCGTTTCAACTTCCGGTGGCAATTTCTCGTCTTGCGGTGGCAGGGGCATCCCTAGCTGCTGCTCAATCTGCTGCCGGTACTGGAAGCCCACGTGCTCTGCGATGTGCGCCATCATGGCTGCTTGAATAAGCGGGGCCTTGGGGTTTTGTCCGATCAACTGGGTAATCGACGGGTCTTGCATCATCGCCATGTGGACGGCAATGTGCGACTTCTGATCTTGGTAGGAGAACGCCTTGACCGGCTCTCCCTTGATGATCATCATGTTCTCTGTCACCGGGTCCATCGGTTTCTGGTCGTCTGGCAGGGGGACTAGCTTCTCTGCGTTCTTGATCCCCAAGACCTCCAGCATGTTGCGGTGCAACTGCGGCAAGTCGTAAATGTCTGGGGCCATCTGCGCCATCTGGATCACAGCTTGGTACTGCACCACCCGCTGGCTCATGGTGGCCGCATTGGGATCGCTGACGGGGATCACATCCACATCGTCGTAGTCTTCCTTCTTGGCCTTCCTGTCGCCAACCTCGGGCTCATACGTGTAGTCAGGATCCGTGTAGTCTGCAATGATCCGCGCCAGCAGCTTGAGTTCTTGTTTAAACGCCGCGTGCACACGCGCCTGCACCGCTGTCATCACCTTGAGTTGGCGCTCCAGCAAAGCCAGCGTTGTGCCTACAGGCGACTGGCCCGACATGTCACTGATCTTCAAGTCTGCGGTAGCGGCAAACCTCCGGCCCTCTTCGACAATGTTCCCCAGCAGCGTGTAGAGAACTTGGCTGGGCTCCTTATAGGGCAGGGGCAGGATGTTGTCCCGCATCACCCCAGAGCCAATATCTACATCCCGCCACTCACCGGGGGCAATGGGGGTGTCATCTCCCTTGATGCGTAGCCCTCGGGTTTTAAGACCGCCGGGGAGGTTGGAAAGTGTTCCCGCGTCCACAAGCTGTCGCATAATGCTGGTAGCCGACTTCGCGAACCCCCCGATGAGGTGGAACAGTCCGAAACCATACGCTCCGAAACCCGGTATGTATTGGTAGTGAACGAAATGCTGTCGTTTAAGTCTAAGCTCGTCATCTTCTTCCCAGTTGCGGCGAATCGCCAAAACCTCGCCCGTACCCTTGATTAGGGTAACTACGTAGGGCAGCATGATCCCGGTCTCTTCGCCGTCCTTGTCAACATCCTCAAAACCCTTCAGATCCAGATCTGCGTGGATTTCATACAAGGTGAAGCGGTCATCGTTTAAATCACTAAACCCGGTCTCTTTGTCCTTGGCCTTCTCAATGTCGGTAGTTTCTTTGGTCGGGTCGCCAATGTCGCATTCCCGGTAAAACCCAGCGGCCTGCAGCTTCAGTATCTCGTTCTTGGTCTTGTGCATCACGTGCGTGACGCGGTAGCAAGACTGGATGTCGGACGCGCCGTAGGGCAGCAGGATGTCTTCTGCGGGGATAAATATGGAGACTTGCCGGCCAAGGCTGGGGTCGTAGTAGACCTTCTTAAACGCCGAACCTGTAGCCGGCAGGCTCCACAGCATCCGTTCGTGCTCGGCCCGGAACTCCACCATCTTCTCGGTCAACTGCCAGTTCATGTCTTCACGAACCCTGACCGCAGACTCTTTCTTCTCTTTGGTCTCTTTGCCAATAATCTTGGTCTTCACCGGGCCGGCAGCGGGGAATGTCTCGGTGATTGTTTCGCTTTGGAACCTGACCACCGCCTCGGTAATCATTGGGTGGAACACACCACAAGCGCCGTTCCACGGTTCTGTGCGCTCTTCGTACTGCAAGCCCAGCAGTTTCAGGCCCTCGGTGTAGGCTTTCTCCCAGTCCTTGCGTCCAGCTTTGTCGTTGTCAATCTCCGAAGTCAGGTCAGACCCAAGGGTCTGCATGGCGCTGCTGGTCATCTCTTCGGCAAGATTGGCAGAAAAATCCTCCTCGCTCATCGCATCGGGATCAATCTCAAGCTCCACGCCTCCGATACCAATCTTGACCGACTCGGGGTCAACAATCTCTATTTCAATTGCTTCATCCCCTGCGGCTCCCATATCATCCAAACCCATAGGGGCCTGATAGAGGGACTTATCAAAACTAGATGTAGCCATGTCAGTAGTGCTTTCTTAATAGTATGCGGCCTGTCGGCTCCGCTTGAATATCTTAGGTTCATCTTGTCGATCTGATTTCAACGAAATAAACCCCCCGCGCCTGTAACGGCTCAAGGCCATCGTCACGCAGTCAACGTAGTCGTCATGCTCTCCATTGGGGAATTCTGCGCATTCGTTGATGACTTCATACGCCCAACGGAAGTCTGGAGCCCATACGATACCATCAAAAAGTAGTGGGGACACAGAGTTAACCCGAGACCGTTTATCGTTTGATACCCCTGCGGCCCCCCTCGACGGGCTATATTCCTCAACAACAATGTCCATCTGCCGCAGTTCTTGGATGAGCGGAGCGCCAGCAGCTTTCTTCTCAACGAGCAAACACTCCGGCTCCCACTCCTTATACTGCTCTAATACTATCTCTTTAAGCTGCGGGAACTCCCAGCGGGCTTTGATAGCGTTGAGCAGCATTAACTCGTGCCGGTGGCTCTCTTCGTTGTACCAGACGCCCCACGTTGTGCAGGCGCTGTAGTCGTTATTGTTCTTGGTCTCGTGCGCGGTGTCCCAGACCTGAATAACGAACTCCATATCCGGCGGGTCTTCTTTCTCCCAAAGCTGCCACCAGTCTCGTTTCAACAGCGCCCCCTCCTCGCTGGTGGGCTCCTGCATGTACTGCGCCGTCCAGTACTGGGGCTGCATGCCGGCCTTCTTATCCAGACACTGCTCCACAGGCC